TTTGGAATGGTAGGTAACTCTATTCGTTCTAACTTATTTGGTATTGAGTATAGAATATTCTTAAATGATTTGTATGCTTTTGGATCTCTTGATATCTTAAACTACTATATGACCAAGCAATATCTAGAGACTCTAGATATGGTTTTAAACAATGGTTCATTCCAGCAGTTTAGATACACTCAGCGTCGTGATCGTTTGTATCTTGACATAGACAAAGACTTCTTACAAGAGGGACAGAATCTATTGATAGAAGCTCATCGTATGATAGACCCAGACGATGCAACTGAAATGTATAATGATGTATTTGTTAAAAAATATGCTACTGCAAAATTGAAGAAGCAGTGGGGTCAGAATTTAATTAAATATAACAATGTTCAATTACCAGGTGGTATAACACTAAATGGTAGAGAACTTTACATGGACGCAATCGCAGAAATTGAGAAAATTGAATCAGAAGTTCTCAGTAAGTATGCAATACCACCAATGGATATGATCGGATAAGATGCCTACAAGTTCCTACTTTCCAACTTATCATGCAGGACATTCTGGTGAACAGAATCTTGCACAAGATCTTGTGGACGAACAAATTAAACTATTCGGTTCTGACGTATACTATCTACCCAAAACAGTTTTAGCAGATAGCACATTGGATGAAGTCAGATACACTAAGTATCAAGATCAATTCCAAATTGAAATGCTACTTGTAAACGTCATGGGTTTTGGAGACAACGCAGAATTTATAAGTAAGTTTGGTTTGCGTATCACAGACGAAATAATATTTCGGGTATCTACGAAAAGGTGGACAGAAGAAGTAGCAGAACATAATCCTACACTCACAGTTCCTGAGAGACCTAATGAGGGAGACTTATTATATTACCCTCTCACACAGAACTTGTATGAAATTAAGTATGTCGGAAAGGAAGAACCATTCTTCCAGTTTGGTAAGATTCAATTTTATGCGATTACTGCAGAACTATATCAGGTTGGTTCAGACGATCTTGCTACTGGTATTGCAGAGATAGATGCAATAGAAGTATTATTCGATACTGCTATATCTCTTACAATGGGTGTTGGTGGCACAGGAGACTTTACTGTTGGTGAGACAGTAACTGGTGGTACTACTTCTACCACTGCAGAAGTCAAAGCATGGGATAGTTCTACAAGAATACTACAGGTAATTAATAGGACTGGAACATTTGCTGCAAATGAATCACTCACAGGAAATGATAGTAGTGCTGTATGGGTTGTATCAACCTTTGATACATTACAGAATACAGCAAGTGAATACGATCAGAATAGAGCAATCGAAAATGAAGCTGACAATGTAGTTGATTGGTCAGAAGGTAATCCATTCGGTGAATTTGGTAATTTTACAGGTAGTATCTAATGTTAGGATCACACTTTTACAACCAGATAGTTCGTAAGAACATCATAGCATTTGGAACACTCTTCAATAATATTACACTGAAGAGTACAGATCCAAGCACTGGTGCTGTATTAGAAGAATTAAAAGTACCGTTAGCATACGGTCCTAAGCAAAAATTTATTGTACGTTTAGAAGAGAACGCTAGTTCTAGAAAAGTAGCAATCACTTTACCTAGACTGTACTTTGAAATGACAAGTATTGATTATGATCCTACCCGTAAAACTTCCCCGATACAAAAATATAAAACAATCATTAATGGAAATCAAGGTGAGGTAAGAGTACAGTACGTTCCAGTACCATACAACTTATCATTTGAACTTGGTGTTATGGCAAAGTCACAAGACGATGCTCTACAGATTACTGAGCAGATACTACCATACTTCCAACCATCATTCTCTGTAACTCTCAACATGATTCCTGATATGAATGAGAAGAGAGATATTGCTATTGTTCTAAACAATGTATCATATGAAGATACATGGGATGATAGTTTTTATGAACGTAGATATATCATCTATACTTTACAGTTCCAGATGAAAACTTATCTATACGGTCCTTACAACACATCAGATGTTATCAAGAAAGCAATCATACATGAGACACTTGGTGATCAAGCAACTAGTCGCAGAACTATTACTAGAACATATACACCAAAAGCAAAAACAGATATCAATAGTGATGGTCAGATAGATGCTGCTGATGACGTATTAGTAGATGCTGGTGATGACTTTGGATTTAATGAAGGGATAGAATTCTTATGAACCTAGAAGATAATATGGAAGAACTTCTTAATATAGAAGTAGAGCATCCAAAAAAACCTAATGCTCCTAAGATAAAATCTAAGGAAGATGATCTAGAGAAAGACTATGAATATACTCGTGGAGAGTTATACTCTCTCATAGATCAGGGTCAGGAGGCAGTCAGAGGAGCGTTAGAGGTTGCACAGGAAAGTGGGCATCCAAGAGCATATGAAGTTGCTGTGGCAGCAATGAAGCATGTTTCAGATATGACAGAGAAATTACAAGACTTACATAAGAAAATGAAAGACTTAGGTGAAGAAGTAAAAGGTCCTAAGAATGTTACTAACAATGCTATGTTCGTTGGTAGCACTACAGAGTTACAAAAAATGTTAAAGCAAATGGGTGGTGGCAAGAGATAACTGCATAAATAAATCTGTATAACCTGATGGTATTATGATAGATTACAAAGAATTTAAAAGACTTAGTGAGTCTGCCATACAGGATAACGAGATTTTAGATGAAGCAGCCTGGACAAAAAAGGCTGGCAAGAACAAAGAAGGTGGACTTAATGAGAAAGGAAGGAAGTCTTACGAAAGAGCAAATCCTGGATCTGACCTTAAAGCACCAACAAAGAAGGTTGGAAATCCCCGTAGGGCATCCTTTTGTGCTAGAATGAGTGGAATGAAAAAGAAATTAACTTCAAAGAAAACTGCCAGAGATCCTGATTCCCGCATAAACAAGTCACTTAGGAAGTGGAATTGCTAATATAGTAGTGTAGTAGTACATTGCTATGAGATTTAAAAACGATGATATATACCGTCTGATAAAGGCATGTGAACTTTATCAGGAAAGTACGGGTTCCGAATGGATGTGGGAACAATATAAAAATTTGATTGATAAGTTACAAGTTTATAAAGATCAAAACTTATCTTCCGCAGAAGATTAATTTTGTGCTATAATATTATCAGAACAAATGATAATATGAGTGGCGACAATTTACACGGGAAGCAACCCGTAAAATTTTATTCAACTGATTTGACACATACAAAATTGGAATTACTTAATGACATGAAACTCAAACCCTTATATTCTGATAGAGAATATGCTTTGATACTTGATGCACTAGAACGTAGGAGAACTAATTTTATTGCTGGTGATGCAATGTATAAAGAATATGGTGCTTTAATAAAAGCAACAGAGAAAAAATCTGGGATTAAGTATAAGAGAATTATTGTATAGTTAGTAACTCAACACATAGTAATTTATACTTAGTCAAAAGTATAAATAATATTGTACTGGAATTGAAACTATCATGCACCACTACGAATTAGGTTGGCACGACCAAGACAATAAAATAGTGTATACACAAATTTGCGAATATGCGAACGACGCATTTGAAGCAGTAAAACATGCAAGAGAGGATGTTCCCTATCTACAGGAACATCCTTTTTCTTTGCATATGATAAGGGAGGTTAGAAATGAAGAACTTACCAATTAAATCAACTTGTATTACCTTTGGGTTGATCATAGCAACAGGTTGGTTTTTAATACCACAAGCATGGTCACATCCTATATTAGTATGAAAAGAATAAACACAACCATATTAGATGTAACTATCTACATCTTAGACTTTCTCTACAGAGGTAGAGACTTTCAAAGGTTCTGGGTTCTAGAGGTAATTGCTAGAGCACCATACTTTGCATTTATCAGTGTGTTACATTTTCGTGAAAGTCTTGGACTTAGAGGGGAAGATCATGTATACTTAATGAAGGAACATTTTTATCAAGCACTCAATGAAACAGAACATCTGGAAGAAATGGAACTTCGGGAAGGCAATAAGCACTGGATTGATCGGTTCTTTGCCAAACATCTTGTTCTATTTTATTATTGGGTCATGGTTGTTTACTATCTCGTTGATCCTATGGACGCTTACGACATCAACATGAAGATTGAGAAGCATGCATATGAAACCTATGTTAAGTATGGTGCATATCATCCAGAGGATAAGAAGATACAAGAAATAGCAAACGATGAACTAGAACATTCCAAAGAACTACATAAAGCAATGTTAATGATCGCATGAGATATCATATTTACTGGCAAGATAAAATCCTAATGAAGGATTTAGACGAGGATGAATTTAAAGATGTATGGAGCAAAATGCACTGGGTTTACAACAGTGAATTGAATTTTGTTGAGGTTGGAGAACCTATTCTTGAGGAACATTCCTGTTGACATGGTAGTCTGGGGAGTAATTATTATGGTTGCAATACTTGTTGTAATCGTCTCTTGGTATATCTACTATATACTAAAGATGTCATTTATGGAGATGAAAGATGGGAGTGATGACACCACCAAGTAGGAAGTCCTGCTATAACTTTAGAGTAACGGAGATTAACCGTGTTGTTGACGGCGATACTATTGATGTCACCATTGATCTTGGGTTTGACTTATACAAGAAAGAAAGAGTTAGAATTGCAGGAGTTGATAC